GCTGTAATTTTGTTTGATGGTATTCCTCCATAAATATCTCCTGAAACTAATGCGTTTAAAATATAACTTCCTGTATCTACATGTCCGGTAACATCTCCCGCCTCAACTCCATCTGAAACTTTTGTCGCAAATTCATTACCGGTCACTTTTAATAAATTATCTAAATAATCACTCATTATCACCTTTTATAATCATCTTTTACTTCAATAATATGCCAACCGTCTTCTCTCATTCTTTGTGCAAATTGATTAGCTTCCGACATATTATCAAAAGTCATATATGAAAAAGAATCTTGGTTTACATCTATTGAATAATTTAATTGTTTTGACATTTGTGCGTGAGACCCTGAACGTTCTTTAGCCAACTGCTTTGAAGTTTTCCTTGCGTATCTCACCATTATACTTCCTGCCATTTATACCTCCTATTATACACTATATAAAGAAATTGTCAAGACTAGACTTCCTTTCAGTTTCCCAGCCAATTACGTCTAACACTCCCTTTAATGGTTCTAAAAATGCTTTTTCAAATTGTGTATCATAATCTATATATTTTTCTAGTTCAAATTCTTTTGGTAAAGTATTCGTTATCGAAATTACCTTATCCCCTGTGGGATTAGGATCTTTAAGATAGGAAAACTTAACCTTTTCTCCTTCTTTTATTGTAGGATATTTTCTTGTTAACTTTTTAGTTTGTAATATATGGTTATAAATTAAAGAACCTTTAACATGAATTGGTGTAGATTTCCTATAAATTGTAGCAGAATCTTTATATTTTTTTAATCCATTAACCGATCTCGGAAATGCTATTTCTTCCATATTCATACTAATAAATTTATCTTTAAACTTTTCAATATATTCAATTACATCATCTTCTGTACCAGATAGAATAATATTAAAGATTTCCTTTAACGATTCTCTACATGCAAATGGTGTAGAACTTTTTACTGCTTCAATTCCAACTATCTTTAATTGTGGATCTTCGTATCGAACACCCTCAGAATCATGAACATTTAAAAGATAATGTTTCTTAGCTGTCCAAATACCCGTATCAGCAATCACTTCACGCTTCATGACCATCTTTTGTTGATAGGCATTCATGTAATCTGCTAATTCATTATAACTTTTCTCGATTACTCCTTCGATTCTTCCACAGGCCTTGTCCAAAAATCCAATGATCTTTTCTTTGTCGGTAATACCAATTCTAGAAACAAGACTATCAAGACAAACATATAAAGAATCAGTATCCATAGCAATAATATAGTCCACATCTTCTGTACCTAATGTTTTGTTTAAATAATTGTTTACTGCTTTTTCGGCCCATTGAATAGATAATTGACCTGCAGCTGTTACTGCTTCAGCATTTCTCTCATCATAAAATCTAAACCATTGATTACCCATTGCACCGTATGCAGAATTAAGTGCTATCTTTAAATTTTGTTGATAATTGTAATATTGGGATAATTTATTTGGATCAGCATTGTTTCCCTTTTTCTGTTCTTCAAGCATTTTCTTTTTGTATTTCACTCTGTCATTATACATGCTTTCCATCAAATTTGGGAGAAATCCATACTTATCTCTGCGATAAATTGAACCATTAGGTGTAACAGTAATGTCTTTTTCTTTCCAAATTGATGTATCAAAATCTTTATTTAATAACTCATTCACAGTCATATCATCTCCCCATGTACTTAGAATGGTCTCAGGAGAAATATTATATTGCATAATTAAATGTGGATATAGACTATTCAAATCAAAACTAACTATCCAATTATGTCTACCTTTTTGAGGTGCCTTCACATAAGCACCTTCATACATATCACCCTTACGTGCACGCTTCTTTTGTGGTATTACTACCTTTTCTTTTAAAAGATGATTGTAAATAATACAATCCCACATTCTTGTCTGTGCAAATACATCAGTAAAATTACATTTAGATAAAAATGCGAGAGACATAATCAATTCCAAAAGTTTCATTTTTTTCTCAAGACGATCAACTAACATTACATCTTGAATATTATATTCAATGAATTTTTGATAATCGGTTTTATATAATTCATGAAGTGTAGCGACTTCAGAATAATCTAATTTCTTTTGATTAAGCTCTACATTTGCAATGTGATCTAATCTATATGATTCATGATTTTTGAATGTGAACTTTTTATATGATTCCATATAGTCAAGTTCAGATACACCATATATTTCATAAGACTGTAATTCTCTACCACCCATACCAAAAATCTTTTGTTCTTTAACAAAACCCCAAGGCGATAATTTCTTTACCCATGTTTCACTTAAAATATTACGAATTCTATTAACCAAATAGGGAGTATCAAAAGTTTTTGTATTCCAACCAGAGATTACATGAGGATAATTTTTTTGCCAATACAAAACAAACTGTTCTAATAACTGTCGCTCATCACCACATTTATTATATGTAATTTCTTCTCTATCGTTCCTAAATTCACCACAACCCCAAACCTGAATATCATCATTCATCTTAGTAGTAATTGCAGTAACCTCCGAAGGAGCAGTTTCTGGATCTGGAAAACCATGTTCTGAACCTACTTCAATATCGATATACATTATTTTAATATGTTCTAAATTATAATCGATAATTGAAGAATAAGTTTCTCCAATATAAGAATAGTTAAAATTAGTATGGCCATAGAGTTCCATGTTTTCTACGCCTTCATACTTTTTTAATGCGGCACGTGTCTCTTTAATTGTACCCCATTGAATAGGAGCTACAGGTTTATCTTCAAGAGTACGCCATTCGGTTGTACTTGTGGTGGGGATATACAGGGTGGGTTTAAATATTTTTTTATCTTCAAAAGGCAACCCATTTTCAATTCCCCTTTCGAAAATAAAATCACCTAGACATACTACATTCGTATAAAATTTAGACATTTAGTTTTTAGGATACCATTGTTGTCTTGTTGACCTATCATAATCGCTATTAATCTTATCTAGTTTATTATAACATACTTTTATGTGTTTGTCAACCCATGAACGACCTTTAAAGGCACCGACAAAAAACAAAAATTGTAAATATACCTTAATACCAAATTCTATTATTTTATTAAGTAGAAACGAAACCGCTTTTATACTGGACTCCATTTTTAGTTTTAAGTGCTGTAAGAATGTTTTTTCTATTCCCCATAAGATTATAACTGCAATGTACCCAACCGCTATTAGGGTCTTTCCCATCATAAAATTCCAAAATTAGTTGATCAAATTCCAAATTCTTTGCAATCCATTTTGCTAAATCGGGATTTGGTGTAGAAAAACTTTCAAAATCTGCTGCCTGACCATTACAATGCTGACTCTTTTTTGATCCACCAACTTTCGCATTTAATGCAGGACTTCTATAACCGGAATTAATTGTAATAACACCAAACTGATCTCTTACCGGCTGCAAAATATTAATGCAGAGATGTGTCAAGTTTACAAGATGATGTGAACCCGGTGAATTGTCTACACGTAATCTTTCCGCCGTAGCACTCTTTGTCATTTCTGAAAGTGCAAAATTCTTTGATAATCTTAATATATTCGCCATATTAATTCCTCATGATTTATCAATGTCTATCGCTCCCGTAGTGGGATCATAAGAGACTTTAATATTAAATTCTATTGGTTTAAGTGTACCATCCGCCTTAACTATAGGCAATTTTCCTTCAACCGCACCTATCAATGCTTCTTTTGCTGTTTCAAATTGATGAGATGGATCTTCTTTTATGATTTTATCCAGTTCTTTTTTAGCATTATCTGGAAGTAAATCATCTATCATTTCTTCCACATGTTCAGTTGCTAAATCTGTTGCCTTATCTACAACAAGGCCTGATATAACATTAAATAATAAACTTGCAACAGGTACCATAATATTCCTTTCACTTTATATTAATTATTCACTACAACACTGGTCTTCTGTGCATGTACATGGATCACAAGTGCAATGTTCATTTTTGCATTGTTCATTTCCTTGAGGACACATTTTTTCTCCTAATGTGAGTTATTGTTTATATAATATATATAAAACCTAAAAAGCCCACCAGTACAAGGTACTGATGGGCGCATCGAATTAGTTAATCGACTTAATTTTCTTATTTCCAATAGGAATTAAACGTGCTCGTTTTTCCTCTGGAATAATCTTTTCAAGTTCAACAGTTAACATTCCGTTGGTTAAATTACAACCCTTTACGACAATATCATCTGATAGAGCAAAAGACCTTTCAAATGTTCTTGTAGCAATTCCACGATGAACATAAACAGATTCATCTTCTGTAGATTGCTTTGAGCGAATTGAAAGAGTTCCCTCTTTTAATTCAACTTCTAGATCATCTTCCGAAAGACCTGCAACAGCCATTTCGATAAAGTGTTTTGTATCTCCGTCTTTTCGGATATTGTATGGGGGATAACCTTGATTGTTTGTAACGTATTGCGTGTTATCTCCAAGCAAACGGTCAAACATTGAATCAAACCCTATGGAAAATCCTAGAGCTTTTTCGATGTCCCCAACATTCATGGGAACGTGTGATGCGCGTAGTACCATAATTCCTCCTTATAAAGCGAGGTTAATAAATTCACCCCTCATACGCAGAGCGGGTGACTGTTACGAGGTTTCCACTATAGACAACCTCAATCAATGAACCCTTCTCCTCTGAAAAGGTGTTCAAATCTATGTTTTATAACTATCCAAATTAATTCACTCAAAGAGTTTGCCTCATAAATGCCAACTCCTACAACAAATAATTTGTATCTACAATCTTCTACTTCCATAATCATTTATATGTAAGAGTGGGGATCATCCACTCATTTAAGAGATCAAATCCCCACAATTTACGTTTCATAATATATAAATCACTTAAGTATATTATAACATACTTTTAGGATTTGTCAAGACTCTTAATTGCCTCTGCTATAGATGCCCCAAAGAACCCATAATGCGACTAGACCTACAAGACCTTCTCCACCCAGTTTTGCAACTAAGGCAAGAACATTTCCTACAATGTCTATCCCAATAAATGGAATCGCCGCTGCTCCCGGCCAGATTACTTGCAGAACCACACCAAGTGCGATTAATGCTATTCCGGCTTCGGTAAGGCTGCGCATCCATCCGACTGCTTTATCTAACATGTGTACTCCGTTAAATTTAGTTAAA